GATAGAATAGAGTACATTTTTGTCTACTAATTATGTTCCCCAATTATGTAAACCAAACTCTACATCACTACAGTAGCAACGATTACAAGAATTTACAAAAAACTTTTTTCAAACTAAAAATGAACAGTATCAAAACCGCAAAGCCAGTTGTTTCTAGGTTCCGCAGATTTTTCAAAATAATTTCATAAAATCAAATAATTAGTTAACATAAAAAGTTAACGGCTAAAAGCCTTGATATAAGCAGGTTTCAAAACAAGTAAAAAATAATTAGTTTACATAATATACCAAATATGTTAACATTATGTAAATATAAAAAATTTATACTTTTATATTGACTTTATAATTATCTTATGGTATTATAAGGGTATCAAAGGTGAGTAACTGCTTTTACTTACTTTTGAAATATATTAAAGGGTTGCGACCAATTCGCAAGAAGGAGAAAAATATGAATAAAATTGAATTATTAGGAAGAATGGTAAGAGACATTGAATTAAAGAAAGGAAAAAATGACAAAGTATATGGCATGTTTTCGTTAGCTGTAAACAGAAAAGAAAATAAAGAGCAAACAGATTTTATAAATTGTGTTGCATTTGGAAAGTTAGCAGAAACAATAAAATTATATACAGAAAAAGGAAACAGAATAATTGTTACTGGTTCTTTACATTTAGATAATTATACAGATAAAGAAGGAAAAACAAAAACAAGTTGTAATATTATAGTTGATGATTTTTATTTTGTAGATTTTAAAACAAAAGAAGATAAAAAAGAGTAAAATACTGATATTCCATTTTAATAAATAGGAGGGAATAAATGAAAAGTAAAATTGAGATGACGGCTCAAGAGTCGTCTTTATTTAATCAATTAAAGAAATTGAGCAAACAAGCAAATCAAAGAATATTAAGACTAGAGAGATATGCAGAAACTACTGAACCATTTTCTGTAAAACAACTTGCGGATTATTTGTCATCTAGTAAACTTGATATATGGACAAAAAGTGGTAGAGTAGGATCTAAAAAAAGCATGACAATATTACAAATGAGGGCAACAATAAAAGCATTAAATAGATTTATAAAAGAAGAAACATCTACGGTAAAAGGTGCTAAAGCTTATACTAAAAAAGTATCTATACAAACTGGAAATAATGTTAGTCCATCATTTGCAAGTACTGTATATATAGCTAAAAGAGAATGGAAATGGATTTTAGAATATCTTACAGAAAGTGAGTTCTGGGATTTTGCAAGAGATTGTGTAAAGAATGGATATGATTACAATACATATACAGAAAAACTTTCTGGATTTCATAAGGATTTAGAAAAAATGGTAAATGATAGTAGACTAGATGAAATATTAAGAGAAAAACTTACAAAAGAATCAATAGAAAATATTTTAAATGATGCTACAATAGATGATGAAATAAAACAAAGAATTAAAGATGGAGAAGATATTAATTCTGTTATAGATTCAATAGAAGTAGATGAAGATGCAAAGCAAAAATTAGAATATTTATACGAATATATTCAAGGAGTAAAAGTATGATTTATTGGCCAGAATACGAGGGACACGAATCAAAAATTGAAGGTAAAAGAAAAAAGTTTGATAATAATATATATACATTTGATATAGAAACAACTTCATATATTATTTTGGATGGTGTTCAAATAGACACAATAAAATATTTAGATTTAACAGATGATGAAAAAGAAAGAGCACTTTTTCAGGGACATATGTATATATGGATGTTTGGAATTAATGACAAAGTATATTATGGACGAACTTATAAAGAATTATATAATTTTCTTCATAGAATAGAATATTTTACAACAAAAGAAAAGAAAATTGTTTACGTTCATAATCTAGCATTTGAGTTCAATTGGCTCAGAAATATTTTCAAATTTAAAAATGTAATGGCACGTAAAAGCCGTAAAGTGATGAAATGTGAAATAGAAGAATTTAATATAGAATTTAGATGTACTTTATTTATGACAAATAGTAAACTTGAAAAACTTCCAGATTTATATAAGTTTGAAACAAAAAAACTTGTAGGACAGTTAGATTATTCTCTTGCCAGACATAGTGAAACAAAGTTAACTAAAAAAGAACTTGAATATTGCGAAAATGACTGTTTGATATTATATGAATATATTAAAAGAGAACTAGAAACGTACGAAACGACAAAAAATACACCAATTACATCAACGGGACACGTAAGACGTGAATTAAAAGAATTAATAAATAAAAATTGGGATTATTTAAACAAGACTAGAAAATCAATAAACACAGACGGTCATATATATAATTTATTGACAAGTGCATTTGCAGGACGGCTATACACATGCAAATTGGATTTTCTCTGATGAAATTATAAAAAATGTAACAAGTTTTGATTTTACATCTAGCTACCCATACACAATGTGCACTCATAAATTTCCAATGACTGAATTTAAAAAATGTAATATAAAAAGAGTTGAGCAAATGTCTGATAGTTTTGCATATTTAGTAGTTGTTAGATTTAAAAACATAAAATCAAAATACTATAATAATTTTATTTCACAGAGTAAATGTTTAAGAATTAGAAATGGTAGATACGACAATGGACGTGTGATAAGTGCTGAAGAATTAGAAATAGTTTTAACTGATATTGATTTTAAATTTTTATTATCTGTATATACTGGAACGTATGAAATACTTGAGAGTTACTATTCAAGATATGATTATTTGCCAAAAGAATTAGTTAATTTTATACTTGATAAATATGTAATTAAGACAGAATATAAAGATGTGGTAGGAAAAGAAGTAGAGTATGCGTTAGAAAAGGCAAAGTATAATTCAATATATGGAATGTGTGTTACTAATAATATTAGAGATGATGTAATTTTTGACAATGAAACTGGATGGAGTGAAATTCCAATTTCTAATGAAGAAATACTAAAAAAATTAGATTATGAAAAAAGAAGGGGCTTCCTCTCGTTTTCTTGGCGGGTGTTGGGTCACAGCTTTTCGGAAGATATAATCTTTTATCTAATTTAGTAAAATTTGATGAATTTGTGGTGTATTCCTGACACCGACAGTCTAAAATTACGAGAACGGTTTTGATATATCTATTATAGAAGAATATAATAAAAAAGTTATGAAAAAAATTGAAGATGCAAGTAAACATTTTGAAATAGATGTTGAAAGATTTATGCCTAAAGATAAAAAAGGAAGAAAACATACTCTTGGTTTATTTGAAAAAGATGCAGAGTACTCTCAACTTATCACACAACGGCTCGAAAAAATATGCATACATTAGTAAAGATGATTATAAAATCCATATTACAGTTTCTGGTGTACCAAAGAAAAAAGGTGCAAAAAGTTTAAAAAAACTTGAAGATTTTAAAGACGATTTTGTCTTTGAATATAAAGACACAAATAAATTATTATTACAATATAATGATGAACAAACAGAATTTATTCTTACTGACTACAAAGGTAAAAAATGTAAAGTAACAGATAAATACGGTATATGTTTTTTACCTTGTCAATATACTTTAAATAAATCAGAAGAATATATAAATTTATTAAATGAAGAAAGTTCAAAAAGAGCTATTTTTAGGGAGGGATTAAATGAATGATTTTGATTTTATAAGAAATTTTCGGTAAAATAAAAATATCGGAATGTTGTAAAATATGTGGAGTAAAACAAAGCAATTTATACACAGGAAAAACAAGCAAAGAAAAAGCTAAACAAGTGAGAGAAGAATTAGAGGATAAAATTGGAAGATTATTTTTGAAAGGATAAACAAATGGCAACTAAACAAGTTCATTATAACATAGATAATATATCTAAAGAAAATGCAATTATTAATTTAATATACCGGGGAAAAGTCGAATCGGGAAAAGCTATCAAGTGAAACATAAAAAAGGTATATGTCCATTTTTAGATTATGTTGCTAGAATAAAAAAAGAAAATGCAATAAAAGGTGCAATTCTAAATGATGAAAGATTTATTTTATTAAGAAGATGGAAGGAAGATATATCTAAATTGTGGATAGAGAAATATTTTTCTGATGTAGATATAGCAAAACTTACAAATAATGAATATAATTTTATTTCTTCTTATAGAGGAGAGTTATTTTTATCAAATTACGATTTAGAAACAAATAAACTTACAAGAGGTTTAAAGATTGGCTATGTTATGGCACTTTCAACTGAACAACATTATTCTGGACGGTTCTTTTTTAGATGTAAAAAGAATAATTTTTGAAGAATTTATGGAACGTGGCGGACTTTATATCAAAAATGAACCAGACAGGCTAATGTACTTATGGTCTACTATTGACAGAAAAAGAGGTGTAGTAGAATTGTGGCTTGTTGGAAATTCAGTATCAAGAGTATGTCCATATATAAATGCTTGGGGATTAGATAAAATATTTTCTAGATTAAAACAAGGGGAAATAGCAACAAAAACAATTGATAATGACGGAACAATAGTAAAAATTGCTGTAGAATATTGTAAATCATCAGGCGGAAAAAATATGGCTATTGGAAATGCAAGTTCGATGATAAATACAGGGGCTTGGGAAACAACTCCTCAACCGCATTTACCAAAGTCTTTAAATAATTATAAAAAGTTATACAAATTTGGTTTTCAATATAAAGGTTTTAAATTTTTATGTGATTATCTAAAAGACAAAGTAACAAAGGAAGTTTGTTGGTTTATATATCCATATTATAAAGATTTTTCTAATAAAATAATTGTATTTTCAGATGAAATAAAAATTTCTAAATATTGGCAACGTGATATTTACAATCCATCTTTTAACAATGATGGATTAAAAAAACTACTTGCAACGTTTAAAGAAAATAAAATTTTTTATTCAGATGATTTATGCGGAACAGATTTTAAACAAGTGATTGATTTTATGATTAGGAGATGATAAAATATGAATGAATATTTAAAAGAATTGATAAAAGATTTAAAAAATTGTGAAGATGAAATATGTCCAACATTAGTTTGTTTTAATTTAAAACAAAAAATTTTTGCATTAGAAACAGCAGTTGAAATTTTAGAAAAAATTAGAAAGGAGAATTAGATGGGTATTTTAAATAGTAAAATAATTCTTGCAAAAGGAATAAAAATGGATAGAGAATATGTAAATGTATTAAGTTATAATTCTACTCAATTATTAGCATTGTTAAATAGTAACGAACATTATGTAAACTCTTCAATAACTTTTGCTTTTATTGGTGGAAAAAATACAAATATAATATCTTGTCCTTTTTCTTATAATGAATGTTTAATGTCAAATTATATTGCTTTTCAAAATCCAAACTATTCTAATAAGTGGTTTTTTGCATTTATAACAAATGTAATATATAAGTCTGATGGAATGACACAAATTGAATTTGAAATTGACGCGTGGTCAACTTGGTTTGAAGATTGGATTAAAAAACCTTGTTATGTATTAAGAGAACATGTAAACGACGATACAATTGGTGCTAATACAGTTAAAGAAAATTTGGATATTGGGGACGTAATAGAAGAAGATAAATTTGAAGATTTAAGTTATACTTATGATTATTGGGTTATTGTTGAAAGTTCTTGGCAACCTTCAGACAATTCTAGCTCTGGCGGAGAACAATTCTCTGGAATAGGAATTTACAATAAAACAATTTCTGGAACTCAAATGTTTGCATTTAAGTATGATACTGATACATCGGATAATAGAATTCCTAGTTTATTGGATTTAGCTTTATTTTTATTCAGAACAAATTCAGATGGTCATATTAATGATGTAAATAATATTTATATTGTACCAAATTCCGCTGTAAATCAAACAAAATTAGAACTTCATACTACACAGGCTGGTACTAATACATTTAGTTTTTATAGATTACAATGGGATACTGATATATTAGGTTTTGACACATCAATTCCGAAAGTAACTTCATTCAATGGTCTTTCGATAAAAAATAATAAGTGTTTCTGTTATCCTTATAATTATTTATTTGTTACAAATAATTCGGGAAATAATAATATATTTAAATATGAAGATTTTTACAATCAAAATAATTGTGTATTTAAAAATCAACTTGCAATTTGTAACGGTGTATCCGGAAGAATAGTTCCATATAATCATAAAGGGAAAGAATGGGATTATGACGAATCACTTCCACTTGCAAAATATCCAACTTGTTCTTGGAGTAGTGATGCTTATATTAATTGGCTGTCAGCTAATGCAGTAAATAATATAACTCAAATTGTAAATATAGGAGAAAAAATAGCTACTTCTTTTATGGGTGGTGGAGTTTCTTCAAATGGTCAACAAAATCCTTCAAATATAAGTTCAGGACTTTCTACAGGTTTTTCAATTGCTAATTCAATTGGAAATTTTATAGGCGGTTTTTATAGTGCTAGTTTACTTCCAAACATTCAAGGAAATCAACCAACAGGAGATATTGCATGGGCTAGCAATTCAAATAAATTTACTTTTAGAAAAATGAGAGTAAAAGATGAGAACATTAAAATAATAGATGACTACTTTTCTAGGTTTGGTTATCAAATAAATAGAATAAAAGAACCTAACATAATAGGTAGACAAAACTTCAATTATGTAGAAATTGGTTCATCTGAAGAAATTGGAAATGGAGAAGTACCAACAAACTTTATGAATACAATAAATAATGCTTGTAGAAAAGGTGTAACCATTTGGCATAACCATGAAAATTTAGGAAACTTTAATGTTTCAAATAATATAGTATAAAAATAAGAGTGTACTTTTAGTACACTCTTTTTAACTAGTAGCCTATAACTTTTACAATTTTAACATTATTTGGTTCACTAAATGAAATTCCGGGACTTGGATTTAATCCAATTTGTCTATTTCTTGATAAAACAAATTCTTGAGAATTCATAGTACAAAGTGCATTATATAAATATCCAGCTGTGTTTGCCGTATTTATTAAAAATCCTGAAAGTAAAGTAGAACTTAAACCACTTGGTACTTTTGTAGATGTTATTGAGTCTCCCGCCTTGTAATAAATTTCAACATGTGAAAAATTAGTTTTTGGGAATGGTAAATCTATAGTTGTGACACCAGTTGAATTGAAAGACATTAATATATATCCATCAATTAATTTTGAATTTGTTAAATTAAATGCATTTGTAGTATTAGTAAAATCATTTGTATTATTAAGAGTTAAATTATTAGCTTGTATTGTAGAGTTTTCTAGTCTATTTATAGTATTATTATTTATAGATGTTATATTTGTATCAATTATTTGACTTCTGACTGCTCTTATGCAATTATCAAAATTTGTAAATGATACATCAATAAAATCTATAATACTATTTGCAATAAATGAAGCATTTAAAACATTTTCTGTTGTATTTACAAATTTACAATTTCTAATACTAACTTTTGAAAAATAGCTTTCGAATGGAATAACATTCATAATTACATTAAATGTTAAATTTTGTAATGAAACACTTGAATTCCTAATATCTATATTTTTATATATTTTTACTCCATCTACACTTTCTCCGATTAAATTTATAACAGAATTTGATTTACTTATTTGTATTTTATCTCTTATTGAATTTACTGGATAATCATTTTTGCAGTATTCTCCATTAGCGATATGGACCTTATAATAACTATGTGATTTTTCCCATAAACTTATTAAACATTCTGGTAAATCATGGAATGGGTGTTCCTCAGTTCCATCTTGAATAAATCCATTGTAACTTGAATCTACGTATACATCAGATACTTGTATAATATTATTTGTGTGAGTTCTTTCAGTTCCTTGTATACAATTTATTGAGTTTTCATCTACTGATAAAATAATATTTTTTTCATTAAATGAAGTTGAATACATTTTTGTATTAAATTTATGAAAATATTTTGTTTCATTTTCTGCGTAAAAGTTTTCGCTTTGTGCTTTCATACAACTATATTGAATAGCAAAATCTGGGTTTATTATATTTGCATATTTTTCACTAAATGTATTAGCTGAATTATTATTTCCATGGTGGCATACTTTCCACAAATTGTATTTATGATTTATATATCCTAAATCCATCATATGTTCGATTGCAGTTTTTCCAGCGTCGCCACCGAAGAACATTGATATATTATGATAGTATATAGATGTCATTAATGATGTATCGTTATAATCAATTAAGTTATTTCCGTTTGGATGTGTCAAATAATAATCAACATCTGTATTATTAAATATTAATTTTAAATCATTAGCAAAATACTTTTCAGTATTTTCTGTTGTTATTACTTCATATGTTATATTATTTGTATTTAATAATGCTATTATATAGTCATGTGTTGTTCCTCTATATTGTTCCCAACCTTCAGTAAAGTTTGGTAAATATACTGTTGTGTTTTCATCTATAAAATTATTATTTATTAAGTTTTCTAAATTTCCTATATGATCTGTATCATAATGTGTAATAATTAAAGTGTCAATATGTGTTATATTATAAGTATTTAAATCTGCTAATAAACCACTCCATATAGTTGTTGAGTGAGTATCTATCATCATTACTTTATTATTATATTTAAATAAGGTAAAATCTCCACTCGAATAATCTTCAATGTGATAATTTCTAGGTGTTATAATTTTTACACCTGATAAAACATCTAATAATAATCTCTGTAATGTTCCATTTTCAACAAGTTCATCTAATTTATTATTTACTTCATCTTGTAAATCTAAATTATTTATATAATTTTCTAATTCATTTACTTTATTTGTTAAATTTTCAACTTGTTCATTAGAAAGATTTAAGCTTCCTATTACTTCATTTAATTTTTCAACTACTCTAGAAAATAATCTATAATCATTTATAGCTTCGAAGTCATTTTCTATAAAAGGAAAATTCTCTAATACAAACCATCTAAATGGTCGCATACCTTTATAATTATTCATTTATAACCTCACTTTCTTACTTATGCTAATTGATAAAAAAGACATTCTAAATCTTTAAATATCATATCATAAATATTATTTATACTTGTTTGCATTTCTTTCATTATTGCAATTTTATCTGCTGGACTTCTTCTTATTTCTTTTGTATATTCGTTATTATCTGTTCCGTTTGATGTAGCTGAACCATTTGAAGTTGAACTATCTTGTCCTGTTGCTGTATCTGTGTCATAGTTATATACACCTACATATGAACCATCTCGTAAATTCTCTAGTTGGTCTTGTGGCAACTCTGAATTTCTTCTATCAGATGTTGAACTACTTTGAGTAGTTGAACTATTTGAAAGTGTATTTTGTGTTGTATTTGTTGTTTGTCTTTCATCTGTTCCAGTTTCTGTAGTTACTTCTCCACTTTCAAAAATACTCCAATTTTCTAATGCATCAAACATTTTATTATATATAGGCATTATTGAATTAAGTTTTACATTTAATTGTATTTTAAATGCTGTCAATGTATCGAAACCTATTCTTCTCATTATAAATTTATTTAAAATCATTGTTTCAAATTGTTCTTTTGAAATATTACTAGTTAATGGATAATCAAAATCAAAAAATGTTGTACGTCCTTCTTTTGCTAAATTACTTATTTTTGTTTTATCATCTTTTCCATAGTTTACAATAGATTCTAATAAACTATATACAGTTGGAGGAACATTATTCATTGAAGGCATACAAGGAAATAAAAAAGGGTAAAAATAATTATTATACATCTTCTATCGCCTCGCTTTCTTCTGAATATTGACTATCGTCTATAACATCTTTTTCAGATGTTGGAATTCCATCATAATATCTAACTTTGATATCAGTACCAAATTTTTCATTTATAAGTTTTATTGCTTTTTCTCTTGGTTCAAATCTTGAAAATCTGCTCGCTATTGTTCCGCCTTGGCTTGCCATAACTTCATCCTTTATATTACGTTCTTTCTTTTGAAAGTTCATATTTGCAATACCAATTAATCTTAAAAATTCATTCCACATCTTTTCTTTTTGTATGTCAATTTTATCTGCAACATATGGGGCTGGCTCTAAAACAAGTTGAATATCGTCAAGATTTATATCTTCATAAGTAAGAACAGTATTTTCTAAACCGTCAACATTATTTATAATATCTCGAATGGACCTTTCTTTATCTGAAGATGTTTTCCAGAATCTTGGTGTACGTTGTTGTAATATGTTAATATCTCCGCGTTCTTGTCATTAATGCAATACGTTCGGCGTATTGTGTTATATCTAAAAATAATGGATAACGTCCGTTATTGTCATACATAATAACATATTCATCTGGATTTAATTCTCTTCTATAACTTCCATTTGGTGCAATTGCCATTATTTTTTGAGGTCTTTGGTATATGTCTAAAGTTCCCATAACAGTGTATGGAAGTGCAATAACTCCAAGATATTCATCTTTGAAAAAAGCAATAGAACCATCACGCAACAATTTTTTATTTAAGAATGCAACATCTATATAATCTGGTAAATTCTCAAACTCGAAAACATTTTCAGCAAGTGTAAGCATTTCTCTTAAGTACATTTGGTATGTTCTCCAATTCGACAATTGATTCTCTTTTAATTGTTTACGCATTTTTATTTCTCCTTTCTTAAAAATTAAAGGGATAGGGATAATTTATCCCAATCCCTATATTTTTTAAAATTATGATACAGTAACTACAATATTTCCAGTAACTGAATCAATTTCTATTGTTTTCTTTGTAGAGTTATATGCTGTAGATGTAATTGCAGTTCCTCCCATTGTTACCGCAACAGTATCTCCAACAGCAACTCCAGAAAGTATCGCACTATATGAACTTCCTTCACTTATTTTCTTTGCTTTATTTGATGTTTTTACACCACTTTTTAAAGTGTTTGTTATTGTGAATTCTTCTACAGTTCCGTCACTGTCAGCGTCGCTTGCAACTTTAAATGCAACTGCATTTACTAGGTTTGAATATGCAAGAGTTTGCCATACATGTAAATAATAATTTTTATATAATCCTTCAGCGTTTTCGAATTCTTTGAATAATAGTAAATCATCATATACTTGTAAGAATTGTTCATCTACTAAACAAGCTCTAATAGATTCATCTGGAAAAGCGTCTATTACTATTTTTCTTGTATCGTTAAACTCTGCAACACTCATATTAAATACATATGCAAGAACCTCAATTGATACTGATACATCTGTTGCATTATCAATTATTAATATTTGTTCGCTTTTTGGTGTACATGTGATTAATGCTTTTGTATCTGTTGATTGTGAATCTAAATATGCGTTATTATTTGAATTTGCAAAAACCATATCTCCAGATACAATTTTTACTGCTTTTATAAAATCTTTCGCATTTTGTTCACTTGAAACAGGGTCTGGAATTGTTACAACTTTCATTGCATTATTGTCAATTGCTTGTTTTATTAATTGTTTCATTAGTACAAATTCATCTAATTCACTTGAATTATAAAGTGTATTAATTATTGTTTGTATAAATGATTCTAATTTGTCATAAGATGCAAATGCTTTTTGTATTTGTTCTGGAGAAATTGTTATTTTATATCTGTCTTGTCTATTCATTCTGTGATATACTGTTTTTACATCTGGCATTTCTCTATCTAGTAAATCTGCTCCAGTTGGATCAAATCCTTTTGCTTGTACAAAGTTTGCATAAATTTCCTCTATTGTATCTCCTAGAGGTTTTGTTCCTTTTTTAAGTGATTTTAAAGGGTCACTGAAAAATTTATTGTGAATAACTTGTTTTATTATCATATTTAATAATGTTGATATAAATTCATTTGTTACGACTGCGTTATTAGGGTTAGTCATTCCCTCTTGAATGTCTTGGATATTTGTTCTAGTAGCTTCTGGAATTCTACTTCTATAAATATCACTTGCATTATCTCTTATAGTATTTAATACTCCTACTAAATCCATTATTTTAACTCTCCTTTCTCGTCGAATAAATCTTCATATTTACGAGGTTCTTCCTCATCTTCTTCGACTTCTTCTTTTTCTACGACTTCAGTTTCTGTTGCAACTTCGTCGCCTTTTAAAAATCTTTCTTTGTATTTTGTCTTTAATTCTTCATATTTTGCTTTTACTTCTTCTAGTTCTGAATTGTCAACTTCTGTTACTTCCATACTGTCTGTAATATCTTCCATAAGTTCAATTTTTATTGTATCGTCAATCTCTAAACCGTCAATTTTAGAAATCAATTCCTCTTTACTTAACTTCATTATTTCTCGCCTCCTCTCTTTCTAAACGTTCACATAATCTAGTAAGTGCTATTGTGTTATTATTTAAAGCTTCTTTGATTTCATCTTTGAAAGCATTCATTTCCTTTGTATGTTGCTCGTTTAATGCTTTTGTATCTTCTCTGTTGGCATTTGTTATGTCTTTTACGTAGATAGCCATAACAATACACGCAACAATTGGAAATGCGTAACTTCCAAGAAGTGTAGCAATATCCATATAAATCACCTCAATATTATATAAACATAAAAAAATATTTTTGTCAATATTGACAAAAATAAAATATTAATATATTATATTATTGTTTCAAATATTATGATCCATCTCAAATAAAAAAGGTAACTAAATGTTACCTTTTTTTTTACGTAATTTTTTAAAATATATTACCCATGGAAATTTTTTCTTTATTCTTTCTGTTGGTGTAGGTGTTGGTGGTTCGGGTGGTGTTGTTCCGTCCCAATGTACAATTGTTCCCCTTTCATTTGCAAATCCTAAAGGCTGACAAGGGTCTACAAAATTTGCACATACCCAAGCTTGAGCTGTACTCGCTTCAAGGTGTAAATGTGTGCCTGTACTATTTCCTGTATTTCCCATTTTTCCTACTATTGTATTAAGATTTACTCTATCCCCTACATTTACATTGACACTACCATATAGCATGTGACAATATCTATAATATAAACCTGTTCTATTGTCATATATTTGTACTTGATTTCCTAATGCTGGTGTAGTTCCTTGACTTTGATTATATACATATACCACTACACCATCATCTGTAATTGAATATAAATCTGGGTTTTGTACTGCGACACCACTTTGTGGAAAATCTACTCCAGTATGAAAACCGCAACTATAACTACTTGATACGTTGCCGTAAGGTTGACCGACTGTACAGTCAATGTGCATGGGACTGTATTTTGTTGTATATTCAGCCATATATTATTCACCCCATTCTTTTATTCTTTGTAAAATTTCACTTTTTGTTGTGGCCACTATTTTGTTTGTTTTCAAATCTACTAACATATACTTATTTGTTTTTGTTTTTATCATTTTAAATACATTCTGGCCATTATGTTGTAAATATTTTTCAAAATCTATATTCAAAGGGTTCATATATCTACTCCTTTCACAAGTTGATAACAAGCTTCTTTTACTTCTTTGAATATTTCTTCTGTTGTCCATTTCTTTCCACCTGTTCTAAATTCTTCTGGCATTAATAATTCAAATCCTGTATAATCTCCAAAATGAGCATAATCCCAGCCAACAAACCAGCCTTCTAATCTATCATTTTCGTTTATCCACAAATAATCACTTGAATAAGTAACTCCACCATTTACTTCTAAATCTATCTCATTCATATCTTTTCCATAATATTTGTTATCTTTAGGTATTTTTATATAAGCTGTTGGGTGTGAACCTAAATTCATTATGTAATATAATAATCCTAAACAATATCCAGTATCTAATATTTCTCTTTTACTCTTTGCAGAATATTTCATCTCTTTCATATACTTCCTCCTTCTGCTGTATATTACAGCTAAACTTTTTCTACTAATCCTGCTTGAATTAAATCAAATAATGTATCGTCTAGTTCTCCGTCTAATCTTGTTAATTCAATTTTCCTTGAACTTTTACTTATTCTATAAAAATTTTTATCATCGTTTTCATTGTTTAAATATACTTTTTTAACATAAGATAATGGGTTATATGTAAGGGATGTTACAAATCCGAACTCTTTTAGCTTTTCCAAATCAACACTATCTTTTATCTTTAACATCTTTAATCCTTCCCTTCTACTAATTTTTCAAAAAATTCTATTGCTTTCTTTTCTTCATCTGTCATTGTACCCCTCCCATCCATTTTACAAAACCAGATTTTTTGTTGTTTGTATTGTCTATATTATAAACAACTAGCGGTCTTGCATATATTCCATTGTCAATTATTCCATAACATTCACATTCTTCATATTCATTTAAATAACCAATCTGTTTTGTACAATTTAAATCTTGATATACTAATTCTTTTGTTGAACCGTTCTTATACTTTTTCATTTCAAATCCTCCATTATTTATATTTGAATTTTGTTCTTGATTTTCACAATTTATACATTCATTTAAATCTACTTTTGTTGATATTCCTTCAATATTACCTTCTGATGAATATTGCCAAATATCATATTTAAAGTTTTCCTCTGGTCTTTTATTTGTCCATTTTGCAAGCCATATTTTATATTGTTTTATTCTGTCTATATATAGTTTATTTTTAAACCAGAATTCACTTGCATAAACTCCAGAATTTTCAATATTACTACAAAAAATTTCTGTGTGTCTTGTTAGTTCCTCTCTATCTAAATATGAAATTGTTTCATCTTCTAAATCTAAAAAACATCCTAAATCACATTTTTTATTGCTTGTTTTACTTTTAAACCAATTTGTGCCACTTAATATTGCATTTTGATTTTTACAATATGAATATACATAAAATCCTATTTTGAATCCCCATTCAATTGCTTTTTTATAATAATCTTCAAAATATGTGTCTAATGTATGATTCTGTTTATTTCCTATCCATCCTACTCTTATAATAATTCCTTCTATACCGTCATTTTTTACTTTTCCAAAATCTATATAACCATTGTGTTGTGAAATATCAATTATTTTATTCATTCTTTTACCTCCTGTAATTGTTCTTTAAAATCCCATCTATAATTTATTAAAAAATCTTTTAATTCTTTTCTTAATGTTTCATATTCTCCTACATTTTTTAATAATTTTATTAATTCATCTTGATTTAATTCAATTGCATTCCATGTACATTCATCAAAATCGAAACAACTACAATGATAGCCCTCAATTAATATATAAGTATGTTCACTGTCTGGCATGTCTTCTAATAACATCAATCTTTCCATTTCGTAAGCTTCTTTTGAAGTAGTACAAAATAATATGTTATGCATTTTTAAATCTGTTTTGTTCTTTATTTCATAATTTTTCATTGTTTACCTCCTATTAACAAATATCTAAATCAAATCCAAATGTTCTTACATATTCTCTTGTATTTTCATTTTCTGGAATGTATTCATAACTTGTTATAAAATGAATTTTTGCTGTTTC